AATTTAAGCAAGTAATTCAAAAAGTTGCAACTGACGACATCGTTAAGAACGCTACTTGTGACTTTGACGCTACTTCTACGCTTACTTTGACTGAAAGAGTATTAAACCCTGAAGAATTCCAAGTGAATTTACAACTTTGTAAAAAAGATTTTCATTCAACTTGGCAAGCTGCGGAAATGGGTTATTCTGCATTTGACCAATTACCTAAATCATTCTCTGATTACCTTATTGCTTATGTTTCTGAAAAAGTAGCTTCTGCTATGGAAACAACAATTTGGACAGGTGTTAACGCTACTGCAGGACAATTCGCGGGTATTTCTACACAAATTGCTGTAGATGCTGCTTTACCTGCTGCACAAGAAGTAGCGGGAACTTCGGTTACTGCTTCAAACGCTGTAATAGAAATTGGTAAATTAGTAGACGCTATTCCTGCAAGAATGTACGGACAAGACGACTTGACACTTTACGTTTCTCAAAACATCTACAAAGCGTATGTACGTGCATTAGGTGGTTTTGCTTCTTCAGGTGTAGGTGCTAATGGTTACGAAAACAAAGGAACTAACCAAGTATTGGGTGATGTTTTCTTTGACGGAGTAAAAGTATTTATGGCTAACGGACTTGCTGCTAACACGGCTATCGCTACAACTAAATCTAACTTACACTTTGCTACAGGTGTATTGAACGATATGAACTTAGTTAAAGTTTTAGATATGGCTGACCTTGACGGAAGTGAAAACGTAAGAGTAGTTATGCGATTTACTGCTGACGCTAAATACGGATTCGCTGAGGATATGGTTACATACGGAATTACAAACTCTGCTAACTAATAATTAGAAACTGAAAGAATGAGGGTGGTGAAATATACGCCACCCTTTTTTGTTAAACATTAAAAAATACTAAAAATGGCTTGTGAAATTACAAATGGTCGTATTGAAGAATGTAAAGATTCGGTTTCAGGATTGAAAGCCGTATACTTTATTAACTACGATGACCTTAACTCAGACAATGTAACGTATGACGTTACAGACACGGATTTAATAGATGCTTGGGAACCAGCTTCTCCATTAAACCTATACAAATACGAATTAAAGGGAAACAACTCTTTTGAAACTACTATCAATTCTTCTCGTGAGAATGGTACTACTTTCTTCGAGCAGGCACTTTCTATTCAGTTAAAAAGACAGGATATCGCTACACACAAAAACGTTAAATTGTTAGCGTTTGGTAGACCGCGTGTCGTTGTTAGAACTATGACAGACCAATTCTTTTTGATGGGTCTTACACAAGGTGCTGACGTTACTGGTGGTACTGTTTCTTCAGGAAGTGCATTAGGAGACTTTAACGGGTATTCTTTAACCTTTACTGCACAAGAAGTAAGTCCTGCTAACTTTTTGAATTGTGGTGATGAAGCTGCTCTTGCAACTTTATTCGCTGATGGTTCTGCTGTAGATGCTACTATAGTAACTGCGTAATCTTTCCATATATTCATAGGTGAAGCCGATTCTTTATAGGGTCGGCTTTTTTATTAAGAAACAAATACGCATAAACATAGTTATTTATATATGATAGTTCTTCAAGAAACAAACGACCCGCAAACTTTTAGCTTCATACCAAGAAGCGATAGTTACGATGCGTTATTTTTGACGGACGACCAAACCAACGTAGAAATAGAAGTTACTATTGACGATAGCGTAATAGGAGACTACATAAACACGATTACAGCAACTTTTGACCTAATAGAAGGACATTTCTATAACTTAGTCTTAAAAGATGGCGCAGACGTAGTTTATAAGGATAAAGTGTTTTGCACGAACCAACCTGTAGTTTCTTTTAGCGTAAATAACGGACAATATGTTTCTAACTCTACAACTAATGACTTTATAGTTTATGAATAATATACACGTTCTTAAATTAAGCGAATATTCAAGACCTGAAATAAAAGAGTCTAAGCGCGATGCGTGGGTGGAATATGGTGAAGACAATGATTACTACCAATACTTAATTGATAGATACACGAATTCTACTACGAATAACGCTATTATAAATAACATAACACGTTTAGTTTACGGAAAAGGTTTAAGTGCTGTAGATGCGTCTAAAAAGCCTAATGACTATGCTCAAATGATGGCTTTATTTTCAAAAGAATGTATCCGTCATTTGGTAAGCGACTTAAAGATGTTAGGTCAATGTGCTATTCAAGTAATTTATTCTAAAGACAGAAAGAAAATTAGCAAGGTTTACCACGTACCAGTTCAACTTTTACGTGCTGAAAAGTGTAACGATAAGGGTGAAGTTGAAGCGTATTACTATTGCGATAATTGGCAAGACCTAAGAAACTTTACACCTAAAAGAATTCCGTCTTACGGAAACTCGAATGAACCTATAGAAATAATGTTTATAAGACCTTATTCCGTAGGAATGAAATACTATAGTTACGTAGACTATCACGGGGCGTTACCATACGCGGAACTTGAAGAAGACATAGCTAACTATTTAATTAATGAAGTTAACAACGGCTTTTCTGGTCGTGCGGTAATTAACTTTAACAATGGCGTTCCTTCAGAAGAACAGCAATTAATGATTAAACAACAAGTGTTAAATCAGTTGACAGGAACTAAAGGCGAAAAGGTAATAGTAGCTTTTAACAATAACCAAGACTCTAAAACTACGGTAGATTCAATGCCTGTAAACGATGCGCCTGATTTGTACAATACGTTAAGCGAAGAATGTTTACGTAAAATTATGTTAGGACATAACGTTACAAGTCCGCTTTTATTTGGTATTGCGTCTACTAATGGTTTTAGTTCAAATGCTGACGAATTACAGAACTCTTTTATATTGTTCGATAATATGGTTATTAGACCTATGCAGGAACTTTTGTTAGATGCTATAGACACTATATTAGGTTACAACGGAGTTTCTTTAAAAACGTATTTTAGAACATTAAAACCTTTAGAGTTTACTGATTTAGAAAATGTAATTACTGAAGAACAAGCTGTAGAAGAAACAGGTGTAGATGCTACTGAATTAAGTTCCGATAATCAAATAGCAAACGCATTAATAGAACTTGGCGAAGACCCTAAAGAAGAATGGCTACTAATAGACGAATTTGCTGTAGACTACGACAATGACGATAGTGAAAACGAATTACTTTCTAAAGAACCTAAACAATCGCTTTTAAGCAAGGTTTACAACTTTGTAAGTACTGGTTCGGCTTTTCCTAATTCTAAAAGTGAACAAGACGAAAATATAGACGGAATTAAGTTTATTACACGTTATGTTTATGCAGGTGAAAACGCAAGTAATACACGTGAATTTTGTCGTAAAATGATGGCTTCTAATAAAATCTATAGAAAAGAAGACATACAAAGAATGAGTACGCAGGTAGTAAATGCAGGTTGGGGGCCTAAAGGTGCTGACACTTACGACATTTGGTTATATAAGGGCGGTGGTAATTGTCACCATCGTTGGAATAAACAAGTATATGCAAGTTTTGAAGGCGTAGGAATAGACGTAAATAGTCCTAACGCTAAACGAATTGCTGTTAAGAAAGCTGAAAAGTTTGGTTACGTAATTAAAAACCCTAAGTTAGTAAGCACAAGACCTGTAGATATGCCGAATTACGGATTCCTACCAAGTAACCCACAAGCTAAAAGAAAAATTGTAAGATAATGGCAGAAGCACTACTTATAACACGAGACGACTTAGTTAGGTTTACTTCCGTAAATGGCAACGTAGACACGGACAAATTTATTCAATATATTAAGATAGCGCAGGATATTCACATTCAAAACTACTTAGGAACGCAATTACTAAACAAAATAAAAGCTGATATTATAGCTACTACTTTAAGCGGTGATTACGAAACGCTTGTAAACACGTATATAAAGCCTATGCTGATACATTGGGCGATGGTTGAATACTTACCCTTTGCAGCGTATACAATCGCTAATAAAGGCGTTTATAAGCATAGTTCAGAGAATGCTGAAAACGTAGCAAAAGACGAAGTAGACTTTTTATTAGAAAAAGAACGTAAAATAGCACAACACTACACACAAAGATTTATTGATTATATGTCATTTAACCAGCAGTTGTTTCCTGAATATAACGATAACTCAAATGGTGATATGTACCCTGATACTAACAATAACTTTATAGGATGGGTTTTGTAAAGCAGTATAAACCAAAAGAAGAAAACGTAAAGAAATTAAGACTTTACTTAAAAAAAATAGAAAATGGCGGACAAAAAGATAAGTCAGTTAACGGCGAAAGGAAGTAATTTAGTTGCTTCTGACCGCGTTCCTATTGCACAAGACAATGGTGGCGGTACGTTTGCGACTAAGTACGTTAAAGGTTCTGAAATACATAACTGGGACTTAAACAAAGAAAGCGCTTCTTACACGTTGGTTTTAGGTGATGCACACCATTACGTAGAAATGGAAGTTAGTTCTGCGAATGATTTAACAGTTCCTGCTAATGCAAGTGTAGCTTTTCCTATCGGTACTGAAATACGAATTACACAATTAGGAACAGGACAAACAAGTATTTTAGGTGCTGCAGAAATGACAATAAGAACACAAGGTGGGAAGAATAAAACTACGGGACAATATAGCGTAGCAACGTTATTTAAACGTGGTACAAACGAATGGTATTTATTTGGTGATTTAACTACATAAAATGGCAAATGAAAACGGATGGGGCGATGGTGCTTCAAATAACAATATAGGATGGGGAAAAGGCGCTGATAACGCAATAGGTTGGGGTTCTGTTTACGCAAATAGTTGGGCGGGTGCTACGGATATTGTAGGAACGCCAGCAGTTGACCCAGATGCACAAGCATTCATAACAGCAGCGGCAATAACAGACCCTACTCAACAAAGT